AAGGGTGGCATACATTGATTTGCAACTGCACTACACATAATCATAGTAAGCACAAATTTCATTCTAGTATTAAAGCCTTAATGGATTTTCTACCTTTATAAACCTCTGTTTCTGCTTTTCCTTTATAGCATTTATAAGATATAGATTCACTATACTGTCTTTCTGCGTGTCTCTTACCTTTTAAACACATAGCCATATTATCTTGAATAAGATGTTCTTTTATCTCTCCATTTACAAACATTAGTAAGGCAACTATTGTTTCAATCATGATCCATTACCATTTGTATATTTTATTTCTCTATTAGCATCTTTCAGCTTTTCCACATCATCTAAAAGCTTTTCTACTTGCTTTTGTAAAAATTCTATATTTACTTTATTGTGCATTCCTGATTCTTGTTGAATCTGTAATTTCTCAACTTGTTTGTAAAGATCTTCGATTAACATGAACTGCTCACTATCTGCGGGCAAACTACCTAATTGTCCTCTAGGCCATTTAATTCTAAAATCTGTATTCTCTGTTAGATCTTTCTCCATTAATTCTAATCTAGTAGAAATTTTATTTTGAGTTTCTATTACTCCAAAATAAGCCCATGTTCCTATAGCTACCATACCTATAAGAGATGCTACTGTTTTCATAGGCATAGACACTTTAGCTTCTTCAGAAATAGTTAAAGGTCTATCTTTCATCTAGGTGGTCCACCAAGTAATGCTAATAATACGAAAGCTATAATTAAAGCGCCTGTAAAATAATAGTTCATAATATTACTCATAAATTATTTTTTCTTCTTCTTTTTTTTATCTTGAAAAAGTTTATCTATTAATTCTCCTACTTTGTCGAAGAAACCGAATATAGCAAATGCAATTCTATCAATCATATGTTGAAACCTTTTCTCCAGCTTTTAATCGCCCAAAAAACAGGTGCTAATGATTTTTGCCCACGTACTTTTTTTAATATTGCACCATGCCTAGCCATAAATGATCTTTGCCTTGATGGAATATTCTTTTTAATTTTCATTGAGGGATCTCCAAATCTTACAATTTGAACTCTTCCTGTACTTCTATTCTTTACATAGACACCAAACTTTTTTGATTTTCCAGGTGTTCTAAAAGGTTTATTAAGCTTAACTGTTCTATTTTTATATTTGGCCATGTGATTTATATATCACATCTTATTAGGATCCTGAATACAAATATGTCCCTGAATAACTCCTGAGCCATCATTCATATAATATCCATTTTTTCCTATATCTCCATCTACTTCCCAATGATGTGTTGCTATAGCTTCGTAATGATCTTCTGCAAAATCTCCACATTCTAATAAAGTAGTAGGTCTAGAAAATTCTAATATTTGTTTTATTAGTTCTCCATCAAAACTTTTAATTAATATAACTAAATAGTGAACTGCTTCTTCCATTATCTTTTAAAATGTCTTTGTCGCCATTTATTGCAAACATAAGTGTCTTTAACACCTCTTGTTTTATAGATACCACAAAACATATGTTTTTGTGAAAACATTCCACAATTTCCGCATGAGCCTCTGCCTGATGATAGTCTATAATCTTGTGGCATTTGATATGGTATAAATTCTCCATTAGGATAAAACATTCCTCTTTTACTCATGATCTTCCTTGTCTATTATAAGGTTTATAAGATCTCTTTTCATTCTTGTTTAAATTCTTTTTGTGTCGTCTAGGTCTTTTAGGTGGTTTATCTCTAGGAACAAAATTTACAAACTTAATTCTTGCCATTTTTATCTTCTGCTTTAGCTTCAATTATAAGTGGTAAAGGCTCATTGTAGCTAGTTTGTTCAATCTTATCTTTTTGATCTAGATGTTGTTTTCCTAACCATATCATCATTGCTACATTACCACCTATAGCTTTCTCAAACTGTGCTCTCCTTAAACTTATTTTGCCCATCTCTCGTCCCTTTTTTATAAGGTGGACATAATTCCTTTGTAAAGTCTTAGTGCTAACATCTAAGAACTCTGCAATTTCTTCATAAGTGCAGTGCATTTGTGCTAATTTCTGTATAGCTTGTGTATCAACTTTCTTAATAGGTCTTGCCATTTGTTATTATTATGTCCTTTTTATGTTTTTTTCAAGTTTGGAGCGTAGGGATTGGAATTGCACCATCTATCTAAATGGGGGTGCCATCTAGCCTTTCTAAAGCCTACGCAATATATTCCTTTAATTCGCTATCTATTCTTTTCTTTAATAGCTTATCAAATAGATAAATATACTTATATTTTTTTAAATAAACCTTTTCAAATTTACTTCTATCAAAAGCTTCATCATCTCTATTTTTTTGATTTAAAGATCTAGAATGATAAAATTTACCATCTAGCATATAGTGAGTAGCAGTCTTAGTTTCGCCTAGATATAGCCAATTCATCGCTTGATATATTTTACCTTTATGATTTTGCATAGGATCAGCATAACTAACTACTGCTTTTATTCTAGGAAAATCTTTTTTAAGTTTTTTCATACA